GGCTGGAAGAAAAAAGGCAAGCACAACTGGTATACAGACCGCAAGCAAACCACCATCTGGGAGTTTGAAAAGCCGAAGAAAAACGCCGACCATCCGACCATGAAGCCGATTGCACTTGTTGCCTACCCCATTATGAACAGCAGCCTGACAAACTGCATCGTGCTCGACCCTTTCGGCGGCAGCGGTTCTACGCTTATCGCATGTGAGCAATCTGATAGGATTTGCTTCACAATAGAACTCGACGAAAAATACTGCGACGTTATTGTGAAGCGGTATATTGAACAGGTCGGCAGTGCAGATGGTGTTTCTGTTATCCGCGACGGTGTCACGATGAAATATGCGGAGGTGACCTCCGATGGATAAGCTGACACTCGGCTCTCTCTTCGATGGCTCCGGCGGCTTTCCGCTCGGCGGTCTGCTCTGCGGCATCGAACCGCTCTGGGCTTCTGAGATTGAACCGTTCCCGATACGGGTAACCACGAAGCGAATACCGCAAATGAAGCATTACGGTGACATTTCCAAGCTGAACGGTGCGGATTTGCCGCCGGTGCATATTATAACCTTTGGCTCACCCTGCACCGACATGTCAGTTGCCGGGAAACGAGCCGGTCTGGACGGAGAACAATCCGTCCTTTTTTATGAAGCGATACGTATTATAAGGGAAATGAGGTGCAAAACCAATGGCAGATACCCAAGATATGCAGTCTGGGAGAATGTCCCCGGCGCATTCAGTTCAAACAAAGGTGCCGACTTCCGGGCAGTCCTCGAAGCGGTCATCGGCGTCAAAGAACCGGGCACCCCAGTGCCTTTACCTGAAAAAGGACGATGGTCTTATGCCGACTTGCTACTGGGAGACAGATGGTCATTGGCTTACAGAACTATCGACGCGCAATACTTCGGAGTTCCCCAACGCCGCCGTAGAATCTACCTTGTCGCAGATTTTGCAGGCGGAAGTGCCGGAGAAATACTATTTGAGCCCGAAGGCGTGTCAAGGGATTCTACGCCGAGCGGCAGCCCGTGGAAAAGAACTGCCGGAAATGCTGAGACTGGCACTGGAACATCAAGCGGCGGCTTAATCTGTCTTAATGACCAGGGTGGAAGCGTGATGTCGGTTACAGAAGACATGACCGCAACGCTGCGTGCCGAGGAACACGGACACCAACCCTGTGTAATGCAGTCGAGCGGATTCTGCACCGAACACAGCGCTAAAAGCCGAAGCGTCGGTTATGAGGAGGAACGCTCTCCCACGCTTCGTGCAGGTGTTGTTCCTGGTGCAGTCATGTCATTTGAACCGGGTGCGGCTTCCCGTGTTGGTGGTCATACAGATGAAAATATCAGTGGCTCACTTCGTGCAAATATGGGTGATAACCAAACCGCAGTGGCAATTGAGAACCACCCCACCGATGGAAGATGCAGAATTGAGCAGGACGGAAAAGTGCAGACGCTAACCTCCCGTATGGGAACAGGCGGCATGAACACCCCGCTTGTATTGGACACACCAAAGACACTGAAAATTCGTTCCGGCTGTGAAGGCGGCGGCAAAGGCGCGCTTGTTCAAGACGATATGTCCGCCACTATCTCCTGCAATAACGACCAAACCGTCTTCGTCCCTACCGCTTACGGCATCTGCTCGGATAAGAGCAATTCCATGCTGTCAGATAATCCGCACAGCGGCATCTACGAAGCGGAAACCTCACGCACCATTGATGCAAATGGTGGAAACCCCGGTTGTAATCAAGGCGGGATTGCTGTGGTAGCTTTGCAAGGCTCGATGATTGGACGTGAAGATAAAAACGGTCCCCAGGGAAGCGGTGTTGACGAAGATGTCAGTTTTACCCTCAATACCATCGACCGTCATGCTGTTGCTTATGCTATGACCACCGGAGGCTTTACGCTTGTTGAAGAAGAAAAATCACCTACACTGTTGTCGAGGGATTATAAGGATGCACCAATCGTTTCACAGCCGTCTTACGGTATTGACCGGGCAGCCTTTAATCAAGGAAAGAACGCTTTATATAAACCAGCCATAGAGGAAGAACAACAGCCTACTCTTACGGCAAAAGGCCCCGGCGCTGTGGCGCAGCCCGCTTCTTTCTCTCCGCATCCGGATTATATCGTCCGAAGGCTTACACCTACCGAGTGCGCCCGCTTACAGGGCTTTCCTGATTACTGGTGTTCCGACCTCGGTATTGAAAATCCGACTGAGGATGAAATCACGTTCTGGACGGAAGTCTGGGAAACCCACCGTAAAATTAACGGTGTGAGTAAAAAGCCCAAGAATCGCAAGCAGATTATAAAGTGGCTGCAAAATCCACATTCCGATGCCGCCGAATATAAGATGTGGGGCAACGGAGTCGCCCTGCCATGCGTCTGTTTTGTTCTGTCCGGCATTGTGTTATCTACACAAGATGCCGCCGAATAATCGGCACTATATTCTCTACAGAAATTGCTTGAAATGACTTGCTATATAAGCGGTTTAGAGCGAATATGTGACTACCGAAAAGAAAGGCGGTTTGAAAAATGGAACTCAAATACAATGTAACTGGCGCACAGCGCAAATCACTGGTCGGAGCAATCAGCACAGCGCTTGACACCCCAACCAAATACCTCGGAGCCCCAACCTTCGCCTACGAGGTGGGCGGATACCACATTGACAAGGTCGGCACACTCACGGGTCCTGATAGCCTTGACTTGGAGGATGCCCTCCACCAAGCAGGCTTTGATGCAGACGGCGATACCCGCCATTATGACGAACCCGACACCTACGAGAGCGGGCTTGGCGGCATGGGCGCACTGGATGAAGCTCCAGATATTGACCAGCACCACCCTGGGCAGTATGCAGACCCAGAAATTCCATTCACACCAGAAATGCAAAAACAGATTGACGATTATTTTCTCGGTCTTCCGATGACCGAGGAAGAGGAATTGGGGCTTGGGCGTACCCGCCGTGAAGACTTCCAAGGCGAAAACGGGATGCAGGTAAGTGATGTTCCGGAAACCTACGAGGACATTGGACTGGTGATTGAAATGCCCCGCTCCTCCTTTACCGACACAGCACTCGACAACCTCAAGCGACTGGTTGAAAGCAAGAGTAACCTTATTAAAAAGGCTCTCGGCACGGAAACGCTTGAACTCGAAATAACAGATGACAAGGTGCGGTTTCCATGGTTTGAGGATGACACCAACCCGGATGCCGTCAAGGCATACACACATTTTGTCACTGCTCTTTGTGAAATGGCACGGGTACAGAAACGAGTCACCGCCAAAGAAAAAGAAACGGGCAATGATAAATATGCTTTCCGCTGCTTTCTTCTGCGGCTGGGCTTCATCGGAACGGCATACAAGGAGGAGCGCAAAATTCTGCTCCGCAACCTGACAGGCAGTTCTGCATTTAAAACTCCGAAAAGCGAGGTAATCGGCGATGAATAATTTCCCTTCAAGAGAAACTGTAGAACGTATCCGTAAACAGTATCCGGTCGGCTGCCGCGTGGAACTACTTCGAATGGACGACCTTCAAGCGCCTCCTGTTGGTACAAAAGGCACCGTGCGGTATGTCGATGACATCGGCAGCTTGGGAGTCGCTTGGGATAACGGCAGTTCGCTTCAAGTGGTCTACGGCGAGGATTTATGTCGAAAGCTGGAGGGCGCTAACGATGGAAGATAAGGTAAAAGAACAAATTCTCGCCGTCCGGGATGCCGGTCTTACCAATATGTTTGACATCTGCACCGTCCAGCGCATTGCCCATGAAATGAAATTCTTCGAGCTGGTGCTTTTCCTTGAGGAGCATAAGGACAAATATGTCCGCTTTATCCTCACAGGTGAGGAATAACGCTGTAAAGTACACAGTTTCTACGGCGATAACAGCCTTAATATTCATGTAGTTTATGCCCGTATTTATCACGTAATTGACTTGATATAATGTGTTTTCAGAGTTAATATGTCACTACCGAAAGGGAAAAACACACTAAACGGAGGAAACGAAAATGACCGAAAAACAATGGAAACAGGTTGAAGAACAGCTTCCCGCAGGGGCGAAAGTCCTGCGAACCTATAACGCCTTCGAAAACGGCGAATTGCGGATAATCGTCGGTCTCCCCGGCGAGAAGTTCGAAACCCGCTACATCATTCACTTTGATGGCGAAGACATAAAACTGGAACACAGACCGTAACAAACAACATAACAGCCGAGATTCTGCCCTGCATGGGGCTGTCTCTCGTACAAATAGATTTTGAAGGGACTGCCGATGGCGGTCTATTTTTATGCTCGGAAGGAGGCGGCTGGTATCAGAAAGCTAAAGAAATACAAACAGACACGGTTTAAAGCCACAGATTCGGTTTATGACAAAGCCTCCGCTGACTATGCCGTGGCCTTTGTCGAAGCCCTCGCTCATACCAAAGGAACCTGGGCGGGCAAGCCCTTTGAGCTAATTGATTGGCAGGAGCAAATTATCCGTGATCTGTTCGGAACCCTCAAACCCAACGGCTACCGGCAGTTTAACACCGCATATGTGGAAATTCCGAAAAAGATGGGCAAGTCCGAGCTTGCGGCGGCTGTCGCACTGCTGCTCACCTGCGGAGACAATGAGGAACGTGCCGAGGTCTATGGCTGTGCCGCCGACCGAAATCAAGCGTCCATCGTTTTCAATGTGGCGGCGGATATGGTGCGAATGTGTCCGGCGCTCTCCAAACGTGTCAAAATACTGGATGCAACAAAAAGACTCATCTATCAGCCGACCGGGAGCATTTATCAGGTGCTGTCCGCCGATGTCGGCAACAAGCACGGTTTTAATACCCACGGCGTGGTATTTGACGAGTTGCACACCCAGCCGAACAGGAAGCTCTACGACGTCATGACCAAGGGCAGCGGCGATGCGAGAATGCAGCCGCTGTATTTTTTAATCACCACCGCCGGAGATAACCAGAACAGCATTTGCTGGGAGGTGCATCAGAAGGCACTGGATATCATCGATGGCAGAAAGCGCGACCCCACCTTCTATCCGGTCATTTACGGTGCGGCACAGGAGGATGATTGGACAGACCCCAAGGTTTGGAAAAAAGCGAATCCATCCCTCGGTATTACAGTGGGCATGGATAAAGTCAGGGCAGCATTTGAATCGGCAAAACAGAACCCGGCTGAGGAGAACAGTTTCCGGCAGCTTCGGTTGAATCAATGGGTAAAACAGTCTGTACGCTGGATGCCTATGGACAAATGGGATGCTTGTGCGTTCCCCGTGGATGAAAAGTCGCTTGAAGGGCGTGTCTGTTATGGAGGGCTTGACCTTTCATCATCCACCGATATTACCGCCTTTGTGCTTGTTTTTCCACCCATTGATGAGGATGACAAATATTGCGTTCTGCCTTACTTCTGGATACCGGAGGACAATATCGACCTGCGCGTTCGGCGCGACCATGTGAATTACGATCTCTGGAATAAGCAGGGTTTTCTGCAAACCACTGAGGGCAACGTGGTGCATTACGGATTCATCGAAGCTTTTATCGAAGAACTTGGAACTAAATACAACATCCGCGAAATCGCCTTTGACCGCTGGGGAGCGGTGCAGATGGTACAAAACCTCGAAGGCATGGGTTTCACGGTCATTCCTTTTGGTCAAGGTTTTAAGGATATGTCTCCTCCGACCAAAGAACTGATGAAGCTGACGCTGGAGGAAAAAATTGCCCACGGCGGCCACCCGGTACTGCGCTGGATGCTGGATAACATCTTCATCCGCACAGACCCTGCCGGAAATATTAAAGCGGATAAAGAGAAATCCACCGAGAAAATCGACGGTGCTGTGGCAACGATTATGGCGCTCGACCGTGCAATCCGGTGCGGAAACGATACGGGCGAAAGCGTGTACAACACACGCGGACTGCTCGTTTTTTAATTGGAGGTAATTGCCTATGAACATCTTTAAGGGAATATTCAAAGCCCGCGACAAGCCTAAAAATCTTGGCGGAGGCACCAGCTTTTTATGGGGCGGTTCTTCCTCCGGCAAGGTTGTTAATGAGAAAACAGCCATGCAGATGACTGCGGTTTACTCCTGTGTCCGCATACTTTCTGAAGCAATCGCAGGACTTCCGCTGTTCGTCTACAAATACGGCGACGATGGCAGCAAGGACAAATATCTCGACCACCCGCTCTGGCGTGTGCTGCACGATGAGCCGAACCCGGAGATGACCTCGTTTGTATTCCGGGAGACCATGATGAATCACCTACTACTGACGGGTAACGCCTATGCGCAGATTATCCGCAATGCCCGCGGCGATGTTGTGGCGCTGTACCCCCTCATGCCCGATCGCATGACAGTTGATCGAGATTCGCAAGGGAGGCTCTATTATCGCTACCGAAAAAGCAGTGATGACGCACCGGAAGTCAGCAAGAATAAACCACATGATGTTATCCTCGCGCCGAGTGATGTGCTGCATATCCTCGGCTTGGGCTTTGATGGGCTTGTCGGATACTCGCCGATTGCAATGGCAAAAAACGCCGTGGGGCTCGCCATCGCCGCTGAAGAATATGGCGCGAAGTTTTTCGCCAACGGTGCGGCTCCGGGCGGAGTACTGGAACACCCCGGCACATTAAAAGACCCGGAGCGCATCAGGGAAAGCTGGCAATCCACTTTTGGAGGCAGCGCCAACAGCAATAAAATCGCTGTGCTTGAAGAAGGACTCAAATATACACCCATCGCCATATCACCCGAGCAGGCGCAATTTTTGGAGACACGGAAATTTCAGATCAACGAAATCGCCCGTATCTTCCGAGTACCGCCGCATATGCTCGCCGACCTTGAAAAATCAAGCTTTTCCAACATCGAGCAGCAGTCACTGGAGTTTGTGAAATATACACTCGACCCGTGGGTTATCCGCTGGGAACAGGCGATGAACAAGTCACTTCTGCTCGAAAGCGAAAAGCGCGATGTGTTCACCAAGTTCAATGTAGACGGACTGCTTCGCGGCGATTATCAGAGCCGCATGACGGGCTACGCTACGGCGCGGCAGAATGGCTGGATGAGCGCCAACGATATTAGACAGCTTGAAAACTTCGACCGGATACCGGAGGAGCTCGGCGGTGATCTTTACCTTATTAACGGCGCGATGACCAAATTGCAGGATGCCGGTGCATTTGCAAATATAACTACAACAGAAACGGAGGAAACCTCAGATGGACAAAACAAATCGGGTGCAAAGCCCAGAAAAAGTCCCCGTCAGGGCGCGTGATAAAACGCATTTCTGGAACTGGGACAATGACGAGGAATTGGGAATCCGCACCCTTTTCCTTGATGGCACCATTGCGGATGAGAGCTGGTGGGGAGATGAAATCACACCCCGGATGTTCAAGGATGAGCTGTTTTCCGGCAGCGGAGATATCGTCGTTTGGATCAACTCTCCCGGCGGAGACTGCGTGGCGGCTTCACAGATTTACACCATGCTCATGGACTACACAGGCAATGTCACCGTAAAAATCGATGGTCTGGCGGCGAGTGCTGCTTCGGTCATTGCGATGGCAGGAACCGAGGTGCTCATGGCTCCAACGGCGCTGATGATGATTCATAATCCGATGTCAATTGCTATCGGAGATACCGAAGAAATGCAGAAGGCTATTGCCATGCTGGACGAGGTCAAAGAAAGCATTATCAATGCCTATGAAATAAAGACTGGGCAATCGCGAGCGAAAATCTCGCATCTCATGGATGGTGAAACCTGGATGAATGCGAACAAGGCTATCGAGATGGGCTTTGCCGACGGTATCTTGGAAGATGCAAAGCGCGTTCATACCGAAAATGTGGTTTTTGCATTCAGCCGTAGAGCAGTTACCAATTCCCTTATGAACAAGCTCATCTCGAAATCCGCTCCGAAGCCGGAGCAAAAGAATCAGGATGCGCCAGTCGGTGTATCCATCGAAGCGGCTATGCAGAAACTGCAGGCCCGTAAATACATTTAACGGAGGTATTAGATTATGAAAAAGGTACTTGAAATGCGTGAAAAACGCGCAAAAGCATGGGACGCGGCAAAGGCGTTCCTTGACACTCGGGCGAAGGACGGCGTCCTTTCTGCCGAAGATAACGCAACTTATGACAAGATGCTCGCGGATGTGGACGCGATGGCACATCAGATCGCCATTGAGGAAGATCGCGTAGCACGAGATGCAGCGATGGCACAGCCTACCAGTTCTCCCATCACGGCAAAACCAAACGCACAGGACGGGAAGCCCGTTCACTTCAGAGCAACCGCCGAATACCGTGAGGACTTTCTTAACCTCGTGCGCGGTAAGCGCCCCGTTCATAACGTTATGGAGGAAGGCACCCCTTCCACCGGCGGTTATCTTGTTCCGATTGAGTTCGACAGAAACCTGGTCCGAGCACTCGAGCGGGAGAACGTTATTCGCTCCCTGGCAAAGGTGATCACCACCGCAGCACCGCACAGGATTAATGTCGCATTAACGGATGTTTCCGCCGACTGGGTGGCTGAATCGGGTGTATTTACCCCCAGTACACCTACCTTCAATCAGCTTTCCCTTGATGCCTACACTCTTCGTGCGGCAGCGCTGGTTTCGGAGGAACTGCTTCAGGACTCCATGTTTGACCTTGAAGCCTACCTTGTCGATAATTTCGCCCGTGCTTTTGCGGCGAAGGAGGAGCAAGCTTTCTGTGTTGGTGTAGGCACTACTCAACCCACGGGCATCTTCACCGCGAATGGCGGCGATGTCGGTGTGACTACGGCAGCGGCTGGAGCAATTACAGCGGATGAACTCATTGAGCTTACCTATTCCCTCAAGGACGGCTACAAGAAAAACGCTGCATTCCTCTTGGCCAGCAGCACTCTCGCTGGGATTCGCAAGCTGAAGGATGGCAACGGCGTGTATATGTGGCAGCCATCGCTGCAGGCTGATCAGCCCGATCGTCTGCTCGGCTTCCCGGTGTATGTCTCTCAGTATGCGCCGGCCATTGCAGCAAACGCATACACCATTGCTTTCGGTGATTTCCAGAATTACTGGATTGCCGACCGCAGTGACAGAACTGTGCGCCGTGCGGATGAACTGCATATCGCCAACCTGCAGACCGGCTTCTACGCTTTCCAGCGTGTGGACGGAAAGACCGTGCTGCCTGA